GTTAGAAGGTAATCTACTATAAACCTAAATAGACTATAGTCATACTGTTTATGCATGCTATTATATTTAGATTCAAAACTATCTACGTACCATCGATAAAAATTAGATAGGTCTACGTGATGTAGACCTATCTTAACTCCTCTGTCTATAAGTTCTTTAACTTTAACCGATAGTATATCAGATGGTAGTAAGCTACCTATTCTCATATTCTACTCCTTAGTTAGCTCTAATACTAACTTATCATTACTACTATCTAATCTAGTTACATTAACTTCTTTATAATCTATATCAAACACTAGATTAATCTGGTGTTCTAACCAGTCTGTTAATGTAATAAACTTATTATTAAAATCATCTTCTTTAATAAGTTCAAATAGCGGTATAGGATCTTTCTTAGAACCTATACCGATTAGAAAGTCTAAACCTCTTACTACTAACTCGTTATATAGACTAGCTTGTTTAAGTTTATTAGTACTATAGTGCTCTATTAGATATAACTCTAGATCACTACCATAGATTAACTTATTAGTTATAGCTGGTCTATATTTAGTTAGATCTAATACTTTAGTCTCCATAGCTTTAATTAACCTTTACTAAATATCTTAATACTAAACTACCATATAGCTTAAAGTCAGCTTTATAGAACTCTATAGTAGCACGTTTATCAGAAGGTCCTACATAGTTTCTAACTAAATAGCTTACTACAGGTTCTAATATATTCTCTCTATAGTTCTCTATATACTCTCTCCAATATCTAATACTATGTCTATCTTCTATAAGATTTCTATATTCAGATACTTCTCTTAGTATAGCTCTACTAAGAGCTCCTATGCTATATTCAGCTCCATAGTTAAGAGTAAACCTATAATCTATATACCTACCTATAACCTCTCCTATAGCATCTAATGCTTCTTTAGGTAACATAGGTAGACCTTTAGGACATAGCATATCTTTTACTAATATATCAACTCTAACGTCACCTAGCTTACTATCAACAGCTATAATCTTAGAAGATATTTTAGCTTCATTAGGAGATACACCTAGCTCTATTAGAGTGTTCATAAGCTCTTCATCTGTTCTTAATAGATTAGTCATATCGTATAGATACTCTATTATTTCATCTTTATGGTTCATATCTATATCCTTTCTATGTTAGAAATCTATATGGCATATACCATCTTTAATATTAGCATACTCTGGTACATGAAGTATATCTGTTATACTCTCTTTATACCTATAGGAAGCTATTTCTCCTAATGTAAATATATTAATATCAAAATCCTTAATAGCAAACACTATTAAGTTATTTTCTATATATGGTAACATAGGAGCTATATAGCTGTCCCAATAGTCATCTAGTAATTTAAGTACTAAACTTCTGCTAGTGCTATCTAGTATATCTAAGTATTTCTCTTCTAGATATTCTTCTATAGAGCTACCTTTATCAACCTGATAGAAACACCAACCATTTTTAATAAGATTAGATCTCTTATAGAGTCTTATATAGTAACCATTAGACTCTTCAGCTACTCTACTCCTAATATACTCCATAAGCATAAAGCAACTACATATGATAGGAGACAGATTACCTTCTATCCTATCGAACTCTTGTCTAGAAGCTCTAGCTGCTCTAAGTACAGACTCTATCTTAGTTAATCTAACATCTATAGGTATATCACCTACAAACTTAATATGTTTCTTAGCTATACGAAATCTATTAACCTCATCAAGGGCTAAGGGATTACTAAACCTCTTGTTCATATTTCACTCCTACTAACAGTTATAATATAATCTTTATAATACATATTTAAACTAACTTTAGTATCTATATTAAGATTAACTCTTTTAGACTTACAAGCTAATAAGAATTGGCTTAATGTAAGATGTACTATATCATTACTATAGATCAATATGGTAGCTATTCTGTCTATATCAGCTTGTGATATGTTATAGTCAGCTTTATCATATTTAGACTCTATATTAAATCCAAAGTTTACTAGTATCTCTTGTACGATTATATATAATACTACTGTAGTTATTTCTACGTAACCTGATTTAGTAATTCTATTCTTTCTATTAAGAACAGTTACTACTTCATCTGGTATGAATAAACCATACCTATCCTTTGTTTCATTAGTTAACATATACTTATTAACCTTTCTATAAGCAATATTCAACTTATTTCTTACTTTAAAATAATATAAACCTAGAGAGATACCATATTGGTATCTCTCTAGTTATACTATAGGAACATTCCTGTTTCATCATCTTCAGCGGCATGAGTAGGAGCTTCTATCATAGTAGCTTTAAGTTCATCTTGTAGTTTAGCAGATGCGCTATTAAGCTCTGATAGTTTACTTATCTCTTCTTTAAGTAAACCAGAAGATGCTACTATATGTAATGGAAATGATTTCTCCCCAAATAGAGCTAAAGCATTTTCAGATACTACCGTGCCTATCTTATGGTGTAATACATTAAGACCAAACTCAACATCTTTACCAGGTGCTGTTAATGTTCTAGCTACTGTAGGTATACAATAGTTAGGTAGTTTAATCTCTCCATTACCAGTATGTACAGATAGGCTATATAGACCAGCTGGTGTTTTAATACCTTTATAATCTTGCTGATTGATAAAGTTAGCCATATCTGTAGAATCTAAAGATTCATTATCTCCAGATAGGAATAGTGACATGATACCCATTACATTCTTAAACCTATCATTAGCTATAGATTCACCTTTAGTTTGTGAAGCATCCATCTCTGCATTATTAACATAATATGTAATAAGACATTTACCTTTATCGGTAGCTTTCTTATTCAATGTTGCTAATACAGCTTGAGTATTTCTTAATTTAAGAGCATCTCCTGAATCTCCTATAACTAGAGCAAACGTAGGAATATTCTTATCCATTAAGTACTCTTCGAGTAATATACCGATGTTACTACCGGACCTTTGTGTTCAGCGTAGGTCGTTAATCTACGCCCGAGCTATTCGCTCAGCTCTAGCTTTCGCTAGAGAGCAGACTATATCATTTACTAAATTTTAACCATTCTTTTTTTATATGTTTACAAAATGCATAAGTATCTAAAATCGTTGTTTTTTCACAGTTAAAATTAGCAGCGTGAACAGCTTGTCTAATTTCATCTGGTGTGTATTCATTATTTAGTATATTTTGCGCTTCTGTATAACTATATGTAATATAAATATTTTTAGTGTTTAAATTATAAATAAAGAACGGTTTATCATAGTATAGCGTGCTATTAGCATACCTATCCCGTTCTCTTTTTACAACTTCAGTATTTACTATTAAATTGACAGGCACAGATTTGTTATTTTTCATTATTATATAACCTAGTTTGTGTATAAAATCAGATTTTTTATATTTTTTATTATATAAACGTATACCTATTGCATACATTATAGACATAATGCTCGGAAATTCTTTTAAACTAGACGTTACACAATCGTAAACATAATAAGTTCTATTTAAAAGCTTAGCCTGATAAGTATGTTTTATACGTTCTTTATATTTAAATACAACGATAAATCTATTACCTATTGGGTTAACCTTGCTTTTCTCTATTTTAGATCCAACCATGCCAACGGTGTAGTGTAAATTATAATGTCTAATAAAATGCTTTATGCTTAAGAACTCATTAGTTTCGTTATTTTTTAGATCATAAACAATTATCGGCAAATTATTTTTATTAGTTCCAATCTTATAACTATATAAAACGTTATAACTATTATCGCACCATTCTAGATTGTGCACGTTATTGTCGTCCTTTATACCGTTTTTATGGTTTACCATAGGATAATTATCAGGATTCGGTATAAACGCAATAGCAACTAACCTATGAATCCTGCGATATATTCTATCGTTGCGACCTGTTTTTGATAAACAGATATCTTTATATCCATCTTTATCAGTATGTAGTTTTAATAGTAAATTTGTTTTGTTGTTTTTAATTTTTCCTAAATTAGAAACACTATATTTAGGAACTTCGTTAATTGGTTTCCATTTTTCCATTTTACTCCTATTTAATATTTATGGTTAATTTAGTAATTTT